GTTTCAGTAGCAAGCAATAGTAACTTCTCTTCTTTTACAAGGAATGGTCTGAAGTTCACTGTTCTACCGTCAGACGGCAGTTTCAATTTGTACTTAGGTACATTTAACTTAGGTAATGCCATAAATTATTTCACGTCATATTTTATTTAGCAGACTACGCTGAGAAGGATCCTGCGAGGTCAAAAGGTCTTACTTGTCCTGCTAAGAATGTTTGACCAGATCTTGTAAAGGTATTTAAAATTTGACTACCCTCTTGGAAATCTCCTAGAACTCCACCAAAGGGAGCAGGGACTGTCATAAAGAAGTTATTACCTGGATCTGTAATCTCATCTGGTGCATAGAATCTATATCTTTCATAGAAGAATCCTATACTCAAAGTCATCTTGGTGTTTTGTTCATTATTTAATTCTATAGAACCAATGTTATATGGAAATACATTTTGCATCTCCCAACAACCAGTCAGTTCTCCTAGATTATTAAACCTAATATCTAAGTTAGATGTGTAACTATTTGTCTCCCATTTGTATATCCTTACTCTAGGTGCAGTATATCTTTCATAGAAATCAACGTACTGATTGGAATCTCTTGTGATTCTACTCAACCATGTTTCAAATATTGCTCTCGTATATTGTGATCTAGGTATAGTAAACTCTATACTCATCTCACTGAATGCTTGGTTGGTTGCATACTTTACAGATGCACCTGGTGGTTGAAACTGTGCAGTAGTGAGCTGTCTACTAGGTAGATTCACAGTGTTTGCATAGTAATCTAGTAAGTCAGCAGCAGTTCCCTTTTCTAAAGTCAGAGTTTCACCTCCACTACCACCTCCTAGAGATGCTGACTGTAGTATCGATGGAGTTGAAAAACTAACCGACCACTTGTTTAATGTAGCAGGTGTGTTCTTACTATTCTTAAGCATGTTGCTAAGAAACCCACCTACACCATGCATAGGAGCGACTTTTCTAGCGTTCTGCGGACTAGGGATTGCCATTATACTTTAAGTTCCTTTTCAGTGATTAACATAAACTCCCAAGAGTGATCTTTACAAAATTCAGTTGCTGCTTTCCATTTCGCTTTATTAATATGATAGGTAACAACCTCATTTATGTATCTCTTTGTGTTTCTTTTTTGAGGTTTGGGTTCAAGGGTTTGCTTGAATGGTTTTACCTCTACCAGATACTTTCTATTCTGTATTTTGACATAGAAATCTGGAAAATATCTGTGACGTTTACCATCAGCAGGTGAGATATATGGAATGATAATCTCCTCACTACCCCATTCTTGTACAGATGTTGTATAGTCACACCATTTCATGAACTTATATTCCCAAGATGACCTATAAATAATATTATTGGGGTCACCTTTATACTTTCTAGGATAAGAAGGTCGATATTTTCCTTGATACCTCATAAATATAATATAGATTCACATAGTATTTAGGAAAAAGTAGTGAGTGTTTTAAAATATCCATATAGACCAGTGTCTCCAGAAGGAAGGGATGAAGAATATCCCACGGAGGCGACTGACTATGTTATGTTTCATAGATACAGAATAAGTTATGATGATGAGGCAGACGGTTATAAAGGATTGAACGTACCGAACAGCAAAATATTAACAGATGATAATAAGGAGAGAGTATATATAGCAATGCCAAAGGGCATATCAACTTCATATTCACCATCATATAGTAAAGTTGATATGGGTGTAGCAGGTGTCATGGCATCAGCACTAGCAGGAGAAGGAAGCACAGGTGGTTTAAATTTTGATAAAGTAGCATCAACAATAACAGCAGGTGCACAAGCAATCTTGCCAGAAGCAACTGCTAATATGATATCAAAGGTATCAAGTTCTCTTAACAACTTATCAGGTGGAGGAGGAGGACCGAGTGCAAATCAGATAACTGCGATAGCACAAGGTAGAGTGTTCAACCCATTCTCAGAACAAATCTTCAACTCAATGGGTTTTAGAAGTCATAACTTTTCATTTAAATTATATGCTAGATCAAAAAAAGAAGCAAAAGAAATAAGAAGGATTGTAACTTATTTAAAAGAAGGTGCTGCACCTAAGATTGCAGGTGGTAGTGCAAACTTGTTTGATCTTGGTGATGGTGATGGATTAGCAAATACAGAGGGTCTTAGTCAAGAACAAGCACAGCAAAGAAATCAAGAGGTTCTTGATAGTATTAATAACCTAGGTGAAACATTAAATCAATCCAGATATTTTGAAGTTCCAGATAAATATAGGATAAAGTTTGTGAGAATGAGTCCCAATGTAGGATCTTCTACAATAAGAAATCCAGAACTAATGTTCAAAGTAAATGATTCAGTATGCACTGGGATGAGTGTTAACTACACACCTGATGGGCAATACACATCATTCAAAGATATAGAGGGTCTTGATGGTCATATTCATGTACCAGTCATTCAAATTGATATGTCCTTTACAGAAACAAAGGTTATCAGTCAAGCAGATCTAAGAGCAGGTTACTAATGTCAGCATATTTTACTTACTTTCCAAACGTTTATATTGGCGAAGGTGTCAGCGAAGATGAGGCATACAAATATCGTCTGGTAAAAAATATATTTCGTAGAGTTAAAGTCAGAGAAAATCTAGATCAATATGTAACAGGTTTTGAAGCATATTCAATATCAGATATTGATACACCATCATCACTAGCATATAGATTGTTTAGAGACTCTAAGTTAGACTGGGTTATACTCCTAGTAAATAATATAACTGACTTCTATGAACAGTGGCCAAAGAATAATAATGACCTACTAAAATTTGTCCAAGAAAACTATACTGATCCAGATGCTGTTCATCATTACGAAACAAATGAGGTAACAGACGGAGACATTATAATAACAAAGAAAGGTATAGAAGTATTAGATTCGTTTAGAACTGTGATGCCAGACGGAACTACAAAAACTGCAGAGCAATCAAGATATCCAGTAAGTAACTATGAACATGAGGTATATCAGAATGAGTTAAAGAGACAGATACTATTACCTACAAACTCACTAGTTGATTTAATGATAGATGAGTTTGAAGATCAGATTGCATATGAACCTCATCCAGAATTAGATGATGTAAACAATAAGAAAACCCCACTGTCTATTGCAGCGAGGTTTGTTGATGTTGCAGGTTTTGTCAGTGCGAGTGTATCTAGACAATCAGCAGCAACTAGCACAACTACATTTGACTATGGTCCTACTGGTTCTGCTGTTACATCAGGCAGCGTTGGAGTCGCAACCTCAACAGACACAGCAGCAGCAACAACTACAACTACATCAACCACGACTAGCACAACTAGCAGTACAACTAGCACATCTAGCAGCACATCTAGCAGCAGTTCATCATCTAGTTCTAGTTCTTCTAGCAGCAGTAGCAGTGGTAGTAGTTCTTCTTCTGGATCTTCTGGTTCATCAGGATCCTCAGGTGGAGGATACTATGGTGGCGGTTATTAATAATATATTGCTTTAAAAATAAATTCTTTAGATAGTACAGGATTACCTAGGAGTTCTAGTTGCAATCCATCGGCATCTACGAAGAGGTCGTCTTCCGCTTCCTTTCTACAATGCTGCCAGTAATATGTGCCATCTTCTCTTCGATATATGTAAGAAGTGTTGTGTGAATCGAGGGTGAACATTGCGATACACTCTTGTTTGTGTTGCCAACAGGGGTCTTCTGCTCGTCTTTCATATTCAGTCACCAGTTGTGAATAACCCCCGCAATAATAAAGCAGTTAGTAGTGAGATAAGAGAGGAATATAATAGACCGTACCACAACAACGTGATTGTCATATTTTTTGGTTCGCTCGTCTGAGAATGATCCGAGTGCATACTTCCATATCCTCCATAGTTTAGTCATAAAAAATCTTAAGGGTCAAAATTTTGGCGGAAAATTTTTTGCGGATATCTGGGAATTAAAAGTCATTTTTGGATTAGGGTGATGTCTCCTTCCTCATCATCACCATCCTCTCCCACTTTGAATACTAATAGTTCATCACCATTCTGTACCTCTGACATCTCAGGGTGTACAGGTTTGCGTGGTCTATCTACATACTTGTCCATCTCTTTAAAGACGTAACCCATAGACCTCCACATAAATGCAAAGGCAGCACCTGCTGTCAGGGCAAAACCTATGCCGAATATGAATATGGTTATGTCGTTCATCGGAACAGTTTTTGGATTGGTACTTGTTTTAGTTTGTCAAAGACATCACCTTCTACTCTCTCTACAATCTTGTCTAGTAAATCTATATCAATCTCCATGAATGGTGGAACGATACCTAATAATCTAAGTAACCCATCTACAAATAAAGCAAGAGCAGTGAATCCTAATATCATACTGATAACAGTAGCATCACGATTATGCTTTGCCATTGATGCTTCATCAATTTTTCTTGCTTCATCAATAGCGTACTTGATTAAAGCGTCCACCTCTGCCTTGGTATATGTATCTTTACTCATAGGGATTCTAATAACCTCGGTAAGGGGGAACTCTTTAAGTATCATTTCCACCATATCTTACCCCCCATCAACTTGACATCCTATCAACGCACCACTGACAACACCTAATGGTATTGACCATCCCATAGCATCTTTTTCAGACATTGCTGCTGCAGCACCACCACCTAAGATTGCTCCTAAGAATGAACCTTCTTCACATGAGTTTAGATCAGGACCAGT